AATATTACCAAGTAATAGCGAAATAAAATGACCCACCCGACCAGGGCATTTAGTGGGTCAATAATAAATCGTCTTACTGGGTCTAAAATACTTTGCCAGGGTGGGTCAAATTAGTGTGGCTTTTCCAGCAAGGGCATAAGGTTAGGATAACACCACGGCTGCATGTCAAGTCTGAAGAGTATAAGGTCATATATGCCTCACTCATCGGAACAAGATATGAAGGTAAGTGTCCCGACTTTGAGGTGGACGGAGTGTTTTACGAGTATGAGGGGTTCAGCAAGCCATGGAAGAAGAGAAAGGTGAAGAACATGCTCACACATGGAATGAAGCAAAGCCCCAATGTTGTAATCGACAATACGAAGGGTTGCTCTGACAGATTCATAAGGAGTACGGTCATCAAAAAGCTGCAAGCCAACAATGGCGTGCTGAGTGAGGTGTGGATTTATGAAAAAGGAAAAGTACGGTTGTTCTTCAAAAAAGGAAAGTTCATATAACAAACAACGGGAGAGCAAAGCCCTCCCGCGAACGCCGAAGCCGTAGCATCGGCAAGGATTCTATTCAAATCCACTGCAAACATACAACTTATTAACTAAAAAAGCAAACAAATGGACATAAAAGTTTTCTCAGAACTCATAAAAAGCCGAAGTAGAGAACTTGATCGGCTTATACGAAGGCAGCTTCCTATCAAGATTGGTCGTATGGCAAAAGATCATTACCAGGACAACTTCCGCAAAGGTGGCTTCGTTAATCGTGGTTTGCAGAAATGGCCGACAACAAGGCGACAACAGTCTGGCTCAACCTCTGCAGCAGCGTCGTATGGTCCGCTGCTTTCCGGGCATAACCACCTCTTCGGTTCTATCAAATATGTGCCTGGCGACTACCGTGTTACCGTCTCTAACGATCTACCCTATGCAGACATACACAATCAAGGTGGCACAGTAAGCCCTACAGTGACACCAAAGATGCGCCGCTTCGCATGGTACATGTATTACAAAACTTCTGGCAAAACCTCAAAGGGACAAAAAGGAAAGAAGAAAAGCCAAGTACGGGCAGCACCACAGGCCGAATTCTGGCGCAACCTTGCTCTTACCCGAAAGCAGAAGCTTGCTGTGAAGATTCCAAAGCGGCAGTTTATAGGTGAAAGTGCTGAGCTTACACAGCACATCAATGAGAAAATAAAACAGGAGATCATCAACACTTTAGGTTTATAACAAATGGAAGAAATTTTTATCTCAATCCTCAATCTCATTAGCAATGAGATTCCTCAACTTTCACTTGTAGATGAAGATTACGGACAGTTGGAAACAAGTGAGGACACTTACCCCGTAACCTTCCCTTGCGCACTCATCGGCAATATGGAGGCAGATTGGGAAGAAATTGGAATGGGCACACAAAAGGGAATAGTTACGCTTACCACACGTCTTGCCATCGACTGCTACGAAGATACACATATCGGCTCTGGCACAACGGAAAAAGTCGCAGAGCGTCTGCGATTAGCAAACCAGCTCTATACTACGCTTCAGTGCTCACGACACAGTGACGATATGGGACCAATGTTTCGTACTAAGACAAGATGCTATTCGTTACCGGGAATGATTAAGGTCTATGAATATGTATTCCAATTCGAGCTGCATGACGACTCTGCAGCAAAGGATTAGACAACTGTTTCCTGAAACAACTCAAGTTGCTTGGCGGTCAGACGAGGCTTACGGACTTTCGGAACAGGATTCACATCTATATCTTTCACTTCAGAGCATTTTTTGCGAATAATCGCCATTATGCGCTCCTCACTGATGAAAAACTCTTTGGTAGAGAGCAGACGTAGCGCATCGTCGAAACGAAGTCGTTGCACCTCCGTCCAATAATAATAACGGCGACATAACGCTTCGTCACGCAATGCAATTAGATTACTATCCCTTCCTTTTTTCATGCTTAGTTCTTTTGCAAAACAAAATTAACAAAAAATCCCCGCAAACACAAAAGCTTGCGAGGATTTTTATTGACTTACGGCATCTCTAACTCTCTGTCATTCCGAGTGGAACAGTTACCCACGCGCCGTTTTCGTTGCGCGTTTCCACTCTGATGAACTGCTTGCTGACGGAAGGCCGATAACTTTCTTCGATGATACGCACACCTTCCAAGAAGCGATCATTGCCTGTCTCTTCTGCAATCTTTCGCAATTGAACGATGCGCGAAGCTTTGAGTGTACCTTGTGCATCACGTGAGAGTAGGCGCAGAACCATATTGACAAGTGCTTTACTCTTCTCATCTTTCGCAAGACTTTCGATGTACTCTTTGACGATGGCGATGCCGTCTTCTACCGTATCAAGATAACCATCTGTTACGTAAACGCCGAGTTTGATGCGTTTGTTGCCTGCCGTATTGCTGAAGGTATGGCTGCGCTGATTGTCATTCAGGCGACTCTTGAATAGCTCTTCTTTCATAGCAATAACTGACTTGAAGCTCTCGAAGATACGTTGCTTTACCTCTTTTATTTGCGCGGATAGCTGCAACAAATGCGGTAATGCACGCTCGATTTCTTCATCTACCATCATACGATAGGTTTCGCGATCTGCGCGAGACTTCTCTTCCGCCTTGCGCTTCTCTTCTGCGGCCCTGAAGGCGGCGAACTGCTTTTGTTCCTCTTCCGTCATTTCGACGGTCATTTTCTTCTGTTCTTCCATTGTTTTGGTATTTTACGAATTTCTACATAACACTTTTATTCTTTGCTCTTTGCCTCTAACACAAAATCGCAACCGATCATTTTAACACTCGAAGAATATCTTACGATAGAATTTTCTGTGATGCCGAAATATGTTTTATCTCTTTCTACAAGCTGCGTCATTAAGGCGTGAAGCTGTTCTTTCTGCTTTTTTATCGCATCTTTGTTCAACCACCCGGACACAAAACCGTAAGTCTGGCTGTAGACAGTCTTCGTATCGTCGTTTTGCACAGACAATTTCACTGTAACTACTCCTACACAATTCGCAGGATGATCTATTTTTCTCATACTTCTTCAACTATTATTTTTCATACAATTACTCTTCTCTCCATTCTTGCAACTCAATTTCTTGTTCGACCTCGAACTTCAGCTGCTCTAAGAATGCACAGTACTCTTCTGTACTCAATTCTCTTAACTCATCCTTGAGCTTTGCAAGGGCTTGTGCCGGACTTAACATAAATGAGATTGTTTAGGCATTACTACTATTACTTGCTCTTCTGCAGTATTTTTGCGATGTTTCAGGCCGCCTTTTCGTAGAATCATACGCAGGCGCATATACAACTTTCGTAGCTCGTCTTCGTCCAGCTGTGAAAAACGTTTACCCGCGATCTTCTGACTTTGGCAAAAACTATTCACAGCTGACCAATCCGAAGTATCTATGCCGCATTTTTGCATAAGATGCAATACGGCAGATCGCTCAGCGCGCAAGTTCGTCATATCTACTTTATGCTTTATCTCCGACTCGACACAGATACAAAGTCGGAGATACTCTGCTCGCGTCATATCACGCAAACTGCTCGTGCGGTTATTCGTGAACTGTCTGACCAAAGAGGCCTTCAGATCATTAGCATCACAGTGAAGTGGAAGCTTGTTAAAAGCGGCATAAAATCGACCGAAATTTTCTATTTTACCCTTAAGTGTGATCTTTGTAATCATATTTGCGTATTTCTTCAATTTTTAATTCTCCGTAAAAAACCTGTGCAATGCTGTCTTAATTACCCCCACAGCCTTTTCGGCTTGCTCCTTTGTCCGGAAATAATTCCCGGAATCATAAAGTCCACAGTCTATTTTATCGTTCGCCTCAATGTGTGAGTCTACCACGTAATTGTCTAAAAGGTAAAAATACTCCTCGCCAATGGGCGCGCGCCATTTTTTCTTCTCAATCCTCTTTTCCTTCGCATTCCATTGCAAACCCTTCTCTCTCATTTTGTCGAAAAGCAACTGTTTTTCTTCCGCTGTGGCTAAAATAGGATCAGCGTTTCCAAAACGACTATTTGTTGTGCTTTCACAAATCTGCATGAAAACATCTAACCCTACATAAAACATATTGTACCCTTCGTCGTCCTTTCCTTTAAAAATGAAAGGACATCTAAAATTGTAGCTTTTTTCTACGATGACAACAATATCCCCGTCCTTGAGCTCATTTCCTTTCTGCTCAATAATAATTACTCTGTCATCTACTACAGCCTCACATCCATCAGGAATAGGGAGACGATCCCCTTGTTTCAATACTATTTCCATAATTCTATAGTTTTTTCTTTCCAATGTTACGAAGATTGGAAAGGATTTTAATTATTTCTCTTTCCCCCAATCTATAATGATTTTCGCATTGAGTCGGCCACTGCCACCGCACACCTCGCAAGGTTCTTTGATGCTTTCGCCAAACTCGTCGTAACCCTCGAAATAACCATTGCCGCTGCAATAACCGCATACATGGCCACTACTCTGCAGACTTTCAACCGTATTGCCGGGCATAACGCGCTCGGCTGACAATTCGATAATCTTGATCACTTTACTCATAATATTTCAACATGTTGTAGGTTACAAAATACAAGTCTATACCTAAGCTGCGCGACCAATCGAACAAGTCGCGCACATACAACTTCAGTATCGTATTGCGCGTCTGCTTGCCGGTTGCGGCAGTCAGATGTTGAAGCAATGAATAAGCATTCTCTTCAAACGTCTTGCTGCGGAAATCGTGATACCCCGCCAAGATCTCCCGGCCGTGACCGAACAATATATTGTGCGTTTTGAAAAAAGAGAGCGTAACCAAAAGCACACTTGCAAAATGCTCATCCAATGTGCCCTTTGCATAATGCTTGAAAATTACTGCACGCTTGCCTTCATCTTGCACGTTCTCCATGCCTATCTCACAAAGCCTTGCTTTCATAAGTTCGCACGCGCCGGCACTCCGCGCCATCTCGAAAAGCAGGC